AGGATAACCGCGCGCTCCTGGCTCGTTAATTCGTTCATGTCTAAACCTTATCAAGTGCCGCGTTGAGCGTCGCCTTGTATTGCTCCGGTGTCATGTTGTGGGTGGCCGTTTGTATCGGTCCGCCATTGCTCCCAGTTAGCTCAACAATCTGCTTGTCAAAGCCTAATAACTTGGCTTTGGCCATAGTCGCCGCGGTGGCCGCCGCCGCTTGTACTGTTTCAGCACTAAGCGCCGCAAGCCTGTTTTCGTCTAACTCTCTGATTAAGTCGTCAACTGTGATTTTGTGGCGCTCAATAATCGGCTTGCGTAACTGTTCAAGCCTTGCCGTAATCTTGCCGTTGTCTAAAACCTCTTTAGCCTTACGATTTACGGAGGCATCTTTCATTTTATCGACGTTGTACGCTCTGCGATAAGCCTCACTAGCATTTCCAGTTTCAATATACGCAATGCAAAAGTTTTCTTGTTTTTCAGTTAAATTCATTTATCACCTCGCAATCGTTGTGAGGTTTCTTTTAATGTAGTTATAAAAAAACTCAGCATTTCCAAAAACTCTATTTACTAGGCTTAAACTCTCTTTATCAATTTCGCAAACCCACGCATCAAAAGGCTTTAATTTATCAAGCAACAACCTCGCTTTAAATTTAATTTTGTCCGCTGTTTGCTCTATGCCATTGGCTATATTTGTTATGCCAGTTTGCTTAAAGCTATTTATTAAATATTTTTCCAATGCAAAAGCATCGCTTTCGCTAAGTTCGTCAACTAAAACTTTTTCAATTACTTTATTTCCAAGCTGTTCAATCTCGTAAATTTCTGAAAATTTATTTAAATTGTTTACAACGCCTCTATTTACCTCGGCTCTGTGTTTAAGCAAACGTCTGCCTTTGCCTTTTCCAATGTAAATTATTTTTTTAGTAAATGGATTTATTAAAAGGTAAACGTAATAACCAGTACCAAAGCGCTTTAATTCATAACCAGCACGGATAGCCGCTTGCGTTGCGTTCAAATCAACCAAATACTCTTTTACGAAAAGCATTTGTTTTGGTGTTAGTTTTTTATCGCCGTCATTGGACGGCTTTTTTACGGTCGTCATATCAAGCCTTAAAAAAACCCCTGGCCGAAGCCAGGGCAGGAGGAGCCCCATGTCAGTGGGGTAGCATCATCAACAAATGCAAGGGAGGGCACCGCGTTGCTTAGGAGCAAAGGGAGGCCCGGCATGGATAGCCGGAGCGGTGCCCAAATGGCGCCCGGCGCTTTCCTCTGTGATAGCAGTTAAGCGGCGCCGGGTCTTAATACTTATGCGGCTGGCAATTACTGTTAACCAACTCATTTGCCGGCCTGTGCCGGTGTTCGTCATGCGTTGCAATTGCCATGCGTATAAATAAAAAAGCCCACAATTAAGCGGGCTTTTTGTCGTCTGAATTAGCCAGCATTGCCGTGGCAACGCTTTGGAATTTATGAAAATTTATTTCATTTTAATAACCCTCGAAAGGTTTAAGTCGCACTAATTGCAAGAGTAGAAATAATTTACTTTACTTGTCCCAGGCTGTCAATGCATAAATGGATAATATTATAAATATTTATTCATTTACGGATTTGGCACAATCCCCTCCTGTTGAAATAATGGCGTCAATTGGTCAATCCCGCGGTTTTCCAGGGCGTTTAATGTGAGTTTGATTTGTGGATAAACTCGGCATAATTCGCTTTTACTGCCGCCGGCCTGCTCCTCTATATCCCTAAACGTCGGCCGCACTGGCGCAATTTCGCCGTGTGCCTTTGCAATGAGCCAAATAATGGCATTGCTAGGGACGCTTGAAAATCGCGGCGCTATGAGCCTGGAAAGCCTGCGCATGGCGTCTATGCGCTCAGCACTAAACACATGCACCCGCGGACGGTTGCTTTTTTCTATGGTTTTAGTCAGCCCGTACTTGGATTTGATTGCCCAGCCCTCCGGCCCAGGCAAATGGTGGTTGATTGCGCCGCGTATCATGGCGGCTTGTCCGCGCACTTCCAGGGCCGTTAATCCTCCAAAGTCAATCGTGCTTTCGCTACGGTCGCCGGTGGCCAGGCCCAGCTCCTCAAGTCTGCGTCGGATAATCTTGCCCATTGCGCTCTCGGCGCCTGGTTCCAGCGCTTCCATTAGAAAACTGAAATGCACGGCCTGGGTGGTATTTTGAAAAATCGGATTATCCATTTATTCCTCCTCGTCAATCGTCGGTTGTATTTCCGGGAGGCGGTGCGTAGCAATAAGCGCTATTGAGAAAATTAAAACTCCGGCATAAATCCCAGCAAAAAAAGCAATCCAAATAATCATTGTGTTAGTCAGCATTTACAACCCCTTTGCGTTTGAAATGGTTACAACGGGCGCCGCCGTTGTCGCTGTGTTTATTGCCACGGTCGCACCCTCTCACTTTTTTGTTGTTAAAAAATAAAATGCTTTCGCTTTTGCACCCGTCGCATTGCTGGCGGCGGATTGCGTCCACCAGGTCGGCCGGGTCGCGGTAGAATTGAGCGGGGTATGCGGTCATTGGTCGCCCTCCGCCCACTCGTCGGCTCTAATCATTGGCTCAAACTTCAAAATCGCCTCCGCCTTGTTTGCGTAGCGTTTGATTGCCTGTAAGAAAACCACTTGTTTGTCGTCTTTCCAGGCAATGCCGTTAAGCGCGTCCAGCATGCACTTGGCCACGTTGTCCAGGTCGGGCTTGCTGGTTGGGTAGATTTCACCCGCTAATGCCTGGGCGGTTTTCTTTTTGGACCAACTTGCGGGTGGCGCTGTAAAAATCGTTATGCCAACGCGCAACGCGCATGTTGTGGGCGGCGCGCCTTTCATGGCCTTGTTGCCGGCCAGGGCAACCAAATTTTCATAACTGGCCGTTTTGTCGTCGGTGTAGGTTTGCACGAACTTGCCGCGACGTGCGAAGCGTGGCCGGCCTTTTCCGCGGGCCTCGCCTGGTATAACTATGGTAATCATGCGGCCACCCCATTATCCATATTTGGATAACTCTGCGCGTGGCAAGGCCGTGGACGGTTTGGGGAGCCTCTAAACTCAAACAGTCCGGCATGTTGCGGGTTTCGGAGTGCAAACAAGCGGGCCATGTCCGGGATTGTGTGGTCGTTTAATTTGTATTGGCCGGTAACTTCACGGGTCGCGGTATGGTGGCGCAAATACTCGCCAATTGTCCTGGCGCTGTAATGTCTGCGTCCAGTTTTGATAATTTGCATGGCCTCATTTTCAAATGCCACGTAAAGGCGCCAGTTTTCAATTACCCAGGTTGTAAAGCCTGGTCTAAATTCCTCGCGGCGTTTCGCTAATAGTGAAACTGTTGCGGCACTACAATTAATTTTATTTTCCATTGTTATTTTTCCTTTTGTTGAAAATTGCGATAACTAATTTTTTCACGTCGTCGGCGTACTGGTCGCCATGTATTACCCTGATATGCTCCAAACATCGGCCGCGATATTCCTTGTAACGGCTGGCCGCTATGTAATCGGCCATTTGAGCAACGGTTAAAACTGGCGGCTTATGCTTAGCCTTATTCATAAAACGCCAAGCCCATTCGCTATAGTGTTTAATTTAGCTCTTACTTTTTTTAACTCAGTCAACGATAATGTTTTGCCTGGCTCGTTTTGTATGTGGTAAATTGCGCCGGCCTTTTCTGCATTTTTCTTAAATTTCAAAACGTCCGCCAAACTTCCATTTACAACCTTTTGCGGAATTTCTTTTTTGGTAAATAATTGCTCGTTGATAACCGCCCTTATTGTGTTAATTTCATTTCTCAGGCTGTTTTTTTCTGCTGTGATTTCTGCTCGCTTCATGATAACGCCTCCTCTATCCGTTTATGGATAACTTTAGCCGTGCAAAAACGCGCCATGATTTCCTCCATGCGTTTGCGTCCTTGCTCAATTGTTGTCGTGGTCCGGCCTGGCGGTGGTAACGCGGCCAACCTGGGTGGAATTTCCGGCAAGTCGGTCCTGGCCATTGCTTCGTCAAGCGCGCGTTGCCAGCGTTGTTTTATCACCGCATACGGCACGTTAAACAAATCAAAGGCGCCGATTTTAACCGCGGCCCAATAGATTGCTGGCGAGCTCCAATGGTCCTGGCCCTCCTCCCTTAACCGCATTTGTTTAACGGCCTCGGCATGCGCTTGCTCATGGCTTAACGTTGGCCTGCATGCGCGTATAAACTCGGTTAAACTTGGCGGCCAATCGTAAATTTTACGGCACGCAACAATCCCGGCCTTAATCTCATGCGGCGTTAATGCCTCCTCAATAAACGCCTCCGCCCAGCTCTCGCGCCAATTCTGTATTGCTTGCTCGCTGGTAAATGCTGAGCGCCATTTGTGCGGATAATTGCCGTCCAGCTTGTTAAATAATCGGTCCATGATTGATAGCGGCCGTAATCCGTCCGGCATGGGCTTTGGTATTAAAAACGGGTTGCTATTCGTGCTCAATTGTTTGGACATTGTTAACCTCCTGCTGATTGCTTTCATTGACAAATTTAACCGGGTCAAACTTTGCGGCGGCTCCGTTCGTGTTGTAGCCCTTTTCACGTCGGCACCAATTGCGCCAGGTTGCCAACCAATCCGCTTTGCGACCTTTAGCCCCAGGTTGTGCAACCCAATAGTCTTTAAACTCCAAAAACACGGCCATGCATTTTTGGCTATTCCACTCCGGCCGGATTTTTAGCGCTTCAACATACCAGCCATTTGAAAGCTCCATGTTTTTATCAAATCGTTGGCCCTTAGGTTCAGCTTTAGAATTTTTAGAGGCGTCCTCTCTCTCTGCCTCTGCCTCTCTCTCTGCCTCTTCCTCTGCCTCTCTCTCTTTCTCTTTCTCTAGTGCATCATCTTGATATCGCTCTGATATCATGCTGATATCGTATTGCTCCAACCAATGATTTAGCTTTGATATCGTTGAATTTAAAGCACTTTCTGTAATGCGTAATCTAAATGCAAGCTCGTCGTTAGCTGGTAGGTTGCCGCCGTCCTCACTTGCAATTACCCAAATCATTACGAGCAATTTTGCGCTATCGCCGTCCAGTTTATGCCATTGGATATCGTCCAAAATGTCCCTATATAATTTTATCCAGGGCGGCCTCCGGTCTTTGAAGTGCTGAAACTTACCCCAATTTTTAACCCTATAATTCATTAAATTGCCTTTCAATTTGCCATGTTAAAAATCCGGCGTGGGGCGGTGGGCAAATTTCACCGCCCCGGTGTATGCACACACCTGCCGGGGACCTACTCATTTGCTGGAGCTCTTTTTTGGCGCCGGCGTTAAATCATTGATGAAAAAATTGAGGAGTTGCTGTGCGGCTTCTAGGCTTGGCGTTGAGCCGTTAGCAATGCGGCTAATGGTCGCCTGGCTAATACCTGTTGCCTTTGCAATTTGTGTGTTTTTACGGTAATAATCAACATTTAACTTACGCCTCAGGTAATCAATAAGAGGCTCTTTTGTAGGTTCAAACATTTACGTCCCTTTGTTGTGCTTTTGAATTGTTAACGCTATTTTATTCATAAATGGATATATAAACAACCATAAAAGAATAATTTATTTGAAAATATTTTCATGTGTAAATATTTGTAAATTATTCACAAATGAATTATTTAGTGCGCTAATATATGCATATATGCAAAATCACACTCTCAGAAAACAGCTTGCAAAAAGCCTGCGCGCCCTTATGGACGCCAGTATTTCATTGCAGGGACAAGGAGCGGTTGCTAAAAAAGCCGGGCTTGCCCAGGCTACGATTAGCCGCATACTAAAGCAACAAGTTGCGGCAACCTTAGATAATGTTGAAAGTCTTGCAAATGCGTTTGGTGTTGAGCCGGCCGCTTTGCTTGGTGAAACATGCACAGCAAAAGAAACGGAATGGTGGCGCCAGGAATTAAACGCCTTGCCCGCTGCTGAGCGTGAAATGGTTATTCAATTTATCCGTTTTACACTTAGCCAACATCATTCTACTAAACCAAAAAAATCATTAAATGCTATTGTTACCAATGACCTGGATAATGACAACCTAATAGAAGCGGCGCAAAATTCTGCGTCCCGCCCTGTTGGCGCCAACAAAACAACTTTGAATTATGAAACCAACAACAAAAAAATGGATAAGAAACTCACACAATAACCTCCGCCATGATGCCGAGTTAAACATGGCTCAACGTCAGGCAATAGTACGTCAGATGTTTAATCTGTTCGCAAACCAAAATAATGAAAGCGCCCCCGTGGCGCTTTTATGCATAGCAGTAAAGCCGGACGGCCAGGCAACCACCACAATGGTAAATATTGAGCCGGAGCAAGCACAAATAATCCTCAAAGCTAGCGCCGAAGCCAACCAAAAAATTGAGGATTTTTTTGCCGAAGTGCAAAGCAATAGCGCAAAAATTCACTATTTAACCCCCAAGTAATAAACCATAAAAGTAAACTTTTTTAAAGTTTTTTATACTTTTATGCATTTTATTACACTTTTTTATCCATAAATGGTTGCATTGCAATCCTTTTGGGGATAATATCCATTTATGCATTTTTGCATCAACTTAGGGGCATATATGAATAACAACGTGCAAATTGACCTTGCAACCGGCGCTCGCAAGGCTTTCATTAAATCGGTGGACGCCAAAAAGTTTGGTTATGGGTACTTGTTAATTGGATTTTATCTAATGACCTTTATCTTGTTTGCAAGGGGCGGATTATGAAAAACAAACACATCATTAACATGCTCAGGGCCATTAAAGGCGAAAGCCTGGCGCATCAACGCGCACGGGTTAAAAAACAATTGCGTAGCGATAACAACGCCAATTTATGCGCAAACTGGCTGGTCCAGGGCAAAAACAGATTTGACGGAGGTTTAGCACAATGATTACATCGGAGCAAAAAGCACGCCGAGCCAAAGGCATATTTGCCAGCGACGCGGCTTATATTATGACGGGCAAAGGCGTGGAAATCGCATTGCAAAAACTTGGCGAGATTGAGGCGCCGGACCTGGACGACGTGCCAAGTGTAATGCTTGGCAATGTATTGGAGGCGCCAGTGCTGGACGCTTACGAGCGCGAGGTTGGCCACTCAATTATCCGCTCGCCGGACACTATATTGCACCCGCAATTTAGCTGGTTTGGTTGCCACCTGGACGGCTTAAACGAGGCGCAAAACCGGGTCGTTGAGGCAAAGGCTTATAGCGCATTTAATCGCGGCTCATGGGGCGACCCTTACACCGACCAGGTACCCGTTGAGAGAATGTGGCAATGCATGGCTCAAATGGCTATCACTGGCGCCACCCAGGCAGACATACCCGTTTGCTTTGTCAACGAGGCCGCTTTGGTTCAATTCTTAACCAAAGGCACGGTCCCAATTGACATTTATGTTATTCCACGCAACGAGGAGCTGATTAGCTACATGCTTGACGAGTGCGGCAAGGTTTGGGCAAGCGTTGAGGCTGGCCAGTTGCCGGCGCCGGTAAACGTTGGCGACGCTGAGCTTATCTATCGCAAGGCCAGCAAGGGCAAGGTTGTAGAGGCCAACGACCAAATGCTTGAACTATACAACGCGCTTGGCGGCATGCGCACCTCGTTAAAACTTGCCGAGGATAACAAGGCCGTAATTGAGAGCCAGTTAAAAGCACTTATGGCCGACGCTGAGGAGTTGAGATTTGGCGGCAAGGTATTGGCCACCTGGAAAAACAACAAGGACGGCGAAACGTTTGATAAGGACGCTTTCAAAACCACTCACCCTGATATTTACCAACAATTTACTAAACCAAAAGCGGGCGCCCGTCCGTTTCTTTTTAAACAATAGGAGCAAACCATGTCAGCAACCCAAGCAATTGAAAAATCAATCCCAGGCCGCGAGGAGCGCATGCCAGCAATCACCCCAGGCTTTGGCAGTTTACAAAGTTTTGAGCTTATGCAACGCGCCGCGCGCATGCTTTCCAGCTCCACGTTGGTGCCGGCCCAATACCGCGCTCAAAAGGAAATAAAAGATTATGGCAAGGTCGTTGGTTACGAGGAAAACCCCAGCGCAATACCCAATTGCGTGATTGCCTTAAACATGAGCCAGCGCTTAGGTGCCGACGTGCTCATGGTTATGCAAAACCTTTACATTGTTGAGGGCCGTCCGGCCTGGTCGGCTCAATTTGTGGCCGCCAGCATTAACGCGAGCGGTCGCTTTACACCGTTGCGCTTTGAGCTTTCCGAGCCTGGCCAAACTGAGGCGGTAACATACGACGCCGTTGTTTGGGTTGACGGCAAGAAGCAAACCAAAACCAAAACCATTAACGTAACTCACCGCACATGCTACGCATGGGCTTTGGACAAAACGACCGGCGACAAAATCACCGGTCCAATTGTCAGCATGCAAATGGCAATTGACGAGGGTTGGATTACCAAAAACGGCAGTAAATGGCAAACCATGCCGGAGGTTATGTTGCATTATCGCGCTACCAGCTTTTTTGGAAAGTTGCATGCACCTGATTTGCTAATGGGCTTGCAAACCGCCGAGGAGTTGCAGGACGTAATAGAAACTGAGCGCGACGAAAGCGGCGCATTTGTGCCGACCGATAGCGAAACGACCGCAAGCCGTCCGGCACCAACTAAGGAAAGCCGCGTTAAATCAGCAACGGCCGCGGCTAAGGAAAAGGTTGTTAATGACGTCCAGGACGCGCAACCGGCCGAGCATGAGGAGCCAGCGCCACCGGCGGACGAAACTGTGATTGACGCCGAGCCGGTGCGCGAGCAACAAGCGGCCGAGCAAACCCAGGCCCAGGAAAAACCGGCGCGCACCCGCCCGGCGCTTAACCTGGAATAACACAATGGGGCCTCGGCCCCATTTATGAAATATTTATCCATTTATGGATTGCGTTAATGTTCCGTTCGCGGTATAGTATTAAAACCAACCAACAAATTAGGAGCATGAAATGGCAAATTGGCACGGCGTAAGAAAACATGAGCAATTGCCCGCAAGGCGGTTTAATGATTTTAACCAAATGTATAAATCAAATTGCGGCCAATTTCCTGGCCATGATTTTGTTGTTACCACCCAATTTATGCATGGCGGTTGGTGGTACCTTGTAAATGGTTCGTGGCACCCTGAGGCCACAATTGAAACGGTTAATTAGGAGCAAAAAATGAAAATAACAAACATTGCAATAAATAACATGCTGGGCATTGGCGAGGCAAATATTGCCTTAACCAAGCCAGTGTTAATGTTAGCGGGTGCCAACGGCGCCGGTAAATCCAGCATTGCCGAAGCTATCAAGCACGCGCTAGTTGCCGAGTGCGACCGCGTGCAACATAAAAAGGATTTTGGCCGCCTGTTACACAACGAGGCCCAGGCTGGCCATGCGTTTATCAGCACGTCGCTGGGCGATTTTGGCATTATCTTGCCGGAGGGTAAGCAGACCGGGCCGGAGGGTTTGCCGTTTGGATTAGAGTATTGTTTAACGCCGAGCCGCTTTGCTGAGTTGGCGCCGGCAGATAAGCGCGCATTTTTGTTTAAGCTAATGAAAGTAAAAGCGACGCCTCAGGCAATCATTGCCAAGCTCGCAAGCCGTGGCATTAGCGCTGGCGATATTAACGAGATAACGCCGCATTTGCATAGCGGCTTTGAGGCGGCCAATAAAGAGGCCCAAAGCAAAGCACGCGACGCAAAGGCATCATGGCGTGCGATTACCGGCGAAACTTACGGCTCAGTTAAGGCGGCAGAATGGACCGCGCCAAGCGTTGAGGTTGACGGCGCCTTATTGGCCGAAACGAGAGCGCAAATTGAGGCGGCCGACCAGGAAATTGCCGAGCTTAACGGCGAGTTGGGAGCGCTCAACGAAAAGGCGAAAAATAACGCCCAAAGTAATGCATTTATGGATAAGCGCAATGCAAAAATGAATGAATTGCGCGAGCATGCCGGCAAGTTTGCCCGCATACAAGATAAGTTAAACCGCGACCAGGAGGAGCTCAAAGCCTGGGACGAGAAAGTTAAGGACGCCGAGGCGGCCGCAAATGGCGAGCCATACAATGAGCCGCTAACATGCCCGCATTGCTCCGGCCTGGTTGTTATGTCAGCACATGAGCACATGCTTGAGGAATACGAGGGCCGCGTTGAGCCGGACCTTGAAGCCGCGGCAAAATTGCCGGAGTACAAAAAAGCACGCGACCTGTTACAAAGCGCCGTCGCAAATGGCCAGCGCGACCTTGCCGCCGCTGAAAATGCGGCACGCCACCTGGACGAGTTGGAAAACGAAGCGGTCCCGGCGGTTGTCAGTGCCGAGGATTTGAGCGCCCAGGTAACAAAAGCACAAAATGCACTTAACGAGGCGAAAGCAAAACGCAAAGCGCAAGCCGACCAATTGGCACATTTTGAGCAAGTGGAGCGCGAGAGCAAGGACGCGGCGAAAAAAACAAGCGACGCCAAAGCCTACCACAACGACGTTGTTGCATGGGACGCTATGGCCGACGCGCTGGCACCTGGAGGCATACCGGCCGAGCTGTTAAGCGAAGCGTTGGAGCCTTTCAATGGCGAGCTCCAATTTTTGGCAGACCATAGCAATTGGCCGGAGGTTAAGGTTGAGGAAAGCATGGAGTTAATGGTTGGCGGCAGGCTTTACGGCATGCGTAGCGAGAGCGAAAAGTGGCGCGCGGACACAATGATTGCGTTAGCAATTGCTAAGATTAGCGGCGCAAAAATCGTGGTATTAGACCGTTTTGACGTCCTGGACCTTAACGGCCGGAGCGAGGCGTTGTACCTGTTTAACGATTTGGCCGAGGACGGCACCCTGGACACGGCCATTTTAATTGGCACGCTCAAAGCGTTGCCGGCAACATTGCTGGAAACTATGCAAGGCGCCTGGGTTGCAAATGGCGAGGTTAAAAACTTGGCGGAGGCGGCATAAATGGCGGCGGTTGAAAAATCTTGTAAAACATGCCGCCATGTAACGGTTGAGCAAGCGCCAACTAACAAGGCCAGCCATGTTGTTATTTGCGCGATTAGCAAACGAGAAGCGATTGCGGTTTGCAACCAATACAAGCAATTTAAAAGCACGGAGGCAAAAAAATGAGCACGCCATTTTCACCCGCGCCGAAACTTTGCCAAAGTTGCCACCGCCGGCCGTCAACCGTAATTTATAAGGACAACCTGGGCGCAAGCGACGATATTGCGCGCCATGCGATACAAGCCGCCAGGAAAACATTAAACAAGCAAAAAAAAGAGGAGCAATAAAATGAGATTAACCCCGGACGAGTTGGAAAAAATCACCGGCCGCTCAATGCCAGCCGCGCAAGCCCGTTGGTTCAAAACGCATTACAGCCATGAAATCCCGCACGATAGAAAAGGCGTTATTATTACCGCCCAGGCCTGGGAGGCAATGGTTGCCCGTAAATGCGGGACCGTGGCCAAAGGCGAGGCGGTTAACCTGGTCGGCGGCGAGATTGACGGCCGCCCAACCGTTAAGCTAACAAAGGCGCTGGGGCAATAATTTGGGAGGCTAGGTTTTAAAAAATCTCGTTAAGTCTTAGGAGCACAACAATGAGAAAACGCACAACCAACAAAAGCCTTGCGCACTCCCGCATATATGTGCGGGGGCGCAAATTCCTGCTATTCAGCGCCGAGGCGATACTTAACCCAACCACCGGGCGCCTGGCGAAATGGCACCCGCTTTGCTTGGTCAGTGAGGGCGAGCTGAAAGCGCGCGAGCTGGCCAACGCCATAGCGATACACAACGCCCCAGGAAAGGGCGGCGGGGATTTTTCGGACTACATGGAAACATACCGCCTGGCCATACTCAAAAAGCGAGAAAAGGACCGGCCAGCCGACCCGTTGCGGATTAAAATGTTTGCCGAGGGGACAAAGGAAATAAGCCGCAAGTGCAAAATATTAACTGAGGCTTTCGGAGCCTTTGACGTTGCCCAGGTTATGCCTGTGGACGTCGCGCAATTCCTGGACCAGTGGGAGGGCCAACGCTCCGCCCAGGCGTATAGGTCCAGGCTTTCGGATTTTTTTTCTTGGGCATGCCGCCGGGGCCTACGCAACGACAACCCAACGCGCGACGTTAAAGTGGAAAAACCACCCAGCCGAGGCCGTTACATTGAGCACGCGGAATTTCACGCCATACGCAACGCCCTGCTCATTGGCAAGGACGGGAAACGCACCCCCAGCGGCGAAATGATGCAATGCTATGTTGATTTGTGTTACTTGCTATATCAACGCACAACCGAGGTGCGCTTGCTCAAATGGTCCGACATTGGCGACGGCGCAATTAAGTTTACGCCGACCAAAACCGAGAAATCCAGCGGCGCCAATGTTAGCGTGCCAATTAGCCCAGCAATCCAGGCCGTGCTCGACCGTGCCAAATCTATTGGCAAAGTCAAAAGCATGTACGTTATCCACGCCCTGGACGGAAAACCATACGGCACCCGCGGCGTTGGCACCGCCTGGGTGCGTGCGTGCGAGCGTGCGGGCATTGAAAACGCGACGCTTAAGGATTTGCGCGCAAAGGCGCTAACGGACGCAAAAAAGGCCGGTTACACAATGGAGCAACTAAGTGTTGCCGCCGCGCATACTGACGCGCAAATGACGGGCACCTATATTAAGCGCCGAGAGGTTGCCAGCTCGGAGGTTGTAATGGCATTGCCACCGGAAAAATAGGAGGAAAGTATTAGCTAAACTTGCTAATACTTTTATTAGCAAGTGTCTTTTTGTAAAGCGCTGGGGCCGCGCGGGTATTGGTCGGGACGGCAAGATTTGAACTTGCGACCACTTGTCCCCCAGGCAGGCTCGCACCATGCAACAACCCCATGATTTTAAATTAAAATTCAGTTAGGTAATCTAATATAAAAGCCCAACCATTTATGGATAAATGGTATTGAGGCCCGCATTGGCTCATAGAGTATTAGCATAAAATATTTAAAAATTTATTCATAAATGGATTGCTTTATTATTCCGTTGCCGGTATAGTTAACACATACGCAATTAACGCGGAAACTTAGGAGCGAAAAATGAAAAAAGTTATAACAAAAAGTAAATCAGGCCATTATACCGCTTGCTTAAACGACCAAAGCGGTTGGCATTTATACAAAGCTGTAAAACTAAGTACATTAGACAAAGCCAGACGCTTGTTGGATATTGCAAAAACGGCCATTAAAAATGGGACGTGGCAAGAGCTGAGATATACAATTCACGGCGATTTTAGCGAAATTAGAATTGGCTATTTAACCGAGCAAAAGCAAGGAGCATAAAAATGAATTTACCAAAATCCGTGCCAAATAATTTAAAGCCGCGCATTGCTCATTGGGACGACGAGCGCGAGCTTGGCAATAGCTTGATTGTTACGCTGGCCTATGGCTGGCACATGGGCGACGGCCACGTTATCGGAGCCGACAACATTAAGGAGGCAATCCAGGCCGTGCGTAATGCTAAGCCGTGCAATTGCTCGGAGTGCATGGCCAACGCAATGGGAGCCAACAAATGAGTTTAACCAGGTTAAAGCAATTTATGATTTTGCGGCAATTTGGCTCCAGGCGCTTGGAAAAATTCCGGGCGGCCCAGGCGGCAATTGAAAAAAACCGCGCCGTAATTTTCACGCTGGGCATGATTTTGGAAAGCCAGCACATTAGCCCGGTAACGACAACGATTTTGCGCGAGGTTGACGGCCGAAAGCAACGCATTAGCTTGTTGGAGGTTATACGGGACGCCGAGAGCGCTTTAAACGAGTTGGAGGCCGCAATATGAGCGAACAGAATGAACGTGAAGCATTTGAAAAGTGGTTTGACGAACAATTAGAAAATGAGAATGCTTTTACTTCTGACGAGCCTTTATGTAAGCAAGCATGGCAACACCAACAGCAACGCATAGATGGATTAGAACGTGATTTGGCTGTGTTGAGAATATGGCAAAACGTTTCTAAAGCCGATAAAGAAATATTGGCTAAAGATGCTATGGACTTTTTAGCTTCACGAGTGGAATCACTACAAGCCCAGCTTAATGTAGCAGTTGAGGCGCTTGAAGATATAGAAAACTGGAAGTTTGGCTGGGATGGTGATTGCGGTGTAACTAGCAAAGCGACCGAAGCCCTCAACACCATAAACAAAATGAAAGCGGGTGAATAGTATGCGCTACATTTTAATAACACTTACAGCTATATTAGTCTTTGCCGCTTGGTATTTTTACCCACTGATACAGTGGTTTGTTAACGGCTCTGTTACTGGATAGGATTGAGATATGAGCGAAACAGAAAACAAGTGGAACTACTACCAAAGTCTAGTTAAAGATGCCGGCTTTGAAGGAATAACAGATTTGTTGGCAATGCACAAAGCACTGCAAGAACGCCTATCACTCAAGGATTTGGAGATTGTTAGGTTAAGAGAGGCTTTTTCTCTATGTAATTTTGATGCCAGCGTGTTTGATAAAAAGGATAGATTTAAAAATCAAGAGATAGTGGTAAAAGCTAGGAAATTGCTATCCAACCCACCAAACACAGCTGATTTGGATGCATACGTTGAGGCGCAGATTAATGATTTCGCAAGCGAAGTTAAAGGTCTATGCCAAGACTTCTCTAGTAGAAATGGAAGCGTCTACATACTTGATGTTAAAGGCGCGATAGATGGATTAGTAGAACTATACGCTAAGAAAGGCTAACCCATGAGCGTTTACGGTTGCCACTCCTCCAGGGCTCCGCACCGTTGCAAATCGTCGCACGTCGAGCACTCAGGCGGCCGCGTATTTTGGCCTTACATTTTTACCCGCGTTTGCCAGTACGACCAGGTTGCAACTGATAGCCGTTGCAATGGTTGCCAGCATGAGCACGTTTCAAAAAAGTAATACATTGGCCGCCGTTAAAAGTGCGGCCAGTTAATTTATGGAGCTTAAAAAAATGATTTCAGTAAAAGAAGCGGCAACGCTGTTAAAAATTAGCGAGCGACGGGTGCGGGTATTGTGCGCGGAAAATCGCATTAAGGGCGCCAAAAAAATTGGGCCAACCTGGGTGTTGCCAGGCAAGCCGGTAATCTCGCCGGCACCTCGCACGCTTAGAATGATGAAAGGGGTAAAAGAATAATGGCAAGCGTTAACAAGGTTATATTAGTGGGCAACCTGGGGCGGGACCCTGAGGTTAAATTTATGCCAAACGGCGACGCGGTTTGTAATTTCAGCATTGCCACAACGGATAGCTGGAAAGACAAGCAAGGCGCAAAGCAGGAGCGGACCGAGTGGCACAATATTGTTATGTATCGCAAACTTGCCGAGATTGCCGGCGAGTATTTGAAAAAGGGCCGGCCGGTTTATATTGAGGGGCGTTTGCAAACGCGCAAATGGCAGGATAAGGACGGCAACGACCGCTATACAACGGAAATTATTGCGGATAGCATGCAAATGCTTGGTGGGCGAGATAGCGGCGGCAACGACGACCGCCCGGAGCGAGGCGGCGCCGCTGATAATCCAACCTATTCAAAACCGCCGGCACAAACTACCCAGCGGGCGCCAGCTCCGGCCAGCGGCAGTTTTGACGATTTCGAGGACGATATACCATTTTAGGACCTACCAATAATAGAAATGTAAATAAACCCCGTTAAACTAATAATTTAATGGGGTTTTTCTTTGTTTACATAGTGACTGGTAGGCACAACCGTTCTAGAATTAAGCCCGCGCCGTGCGGGCTTTTTTATTTGAAAATAATTACAAAAAACACTTGCTTTACTATTCCGCCGTCGGTATAGTGCTAATCATCAACAACGCAACCGGGGCTTAAAAATGAAATATCAAAATGCAGAAACAAAAAAAATCATTTCATACGACGGAAAATCTCCCCATTCTGACGCATGGAGCGGCTTGCCTTATCAGGTTTCCGAGCATTTAGGCCGGAGTAAAAAAACCGGCCGGCTGTTGTTTAAAAAAACAAAATTCAACTCAGCAAGTGAAGCAAAGCAATTTATCGCATTGTTTTTAAATTGCGATATTTCGGAAATTAACAATTTTAAAATTTGAACAATCAAGCCGGGAGCTTTAAAAATGCAAACCTCAGCTTTAACAACAATGAAAAAAAGGGCCTCGGCCAAAATCGGCAAATACTCATTGGCTGAGTGCGAAAATGTCTTGCATAAAATGCAAGCTGGAATTGGGGCCGATTTCATAAGGGATATTACCGGCGGCTACTCAAGCCAAAGCATTGACGATTTCGTAAGGCTAAGGCTTGTTAACCGATTGCAAAAATTAACCGGCTCGCATGGTAGAAGCTGAGAATAAATGGCCCGCATAACGCGGGCTTTTTTAATTAAACGTCTTACAAGCGGCGTGCGTGGCCAGGAGCTCCGCCTGGCATGCCGTCAACTGCTCAACCACCCCGTCCGCCTCAATCGTCAATCCGATAAGAAATTCAGCAAGCGGCTGAGAAAGTTTGGCTCCCGCGGTTGCATCACGTCCGCCGTCGGCGGGGCTAGCTTCGGAGCTGAGGGTTGCACCTGGGGCGGCGTTACCTGGCGTGGCGTATTTGTCGCGCAAGCTGAGATTGCCAGCGCGCAAACTAGCAACAATACTGTCGTGGCGTTGTTTTTCATTTGTGAGTTTTTCCTGGTAGGTGTTGGAAATGGCATTTAACTGGACCGCGTGCAAATGCTCGTTTACCCGCGCTTGCTCCTCGGCGTCAAATAGCTTTTTGTTGGCTTCGGCAAGCGCCAGGTTTTGGCTGGTCTGCCAGGCCACGCGCTCGGCGTTTACGCCGTTTTTGTAGGCCCAGCCATACGCTTGCACCAACGCAACCGAAATAACGAGCGCTAGGCCTATCAGCGCAAAGATTTTGGCCTCAAATAAATACTTTTGCGAGATAGTTTTAAATAAATTACTAATCATGTCGTCCCCTCATTGAGTGCGGCCAGGGCCACCTTAAAAAGCGCCTGGCGCTCGGCTAGGCCGTTGGTGCCGCCGTTAATAATCCGCGTTTCGGCGGCCATGTCCTGGTCGTCGTCGTATTTGTCGAGGCCTGCCTGGCTCCAAAACCAGGCCGCGCTCAGCGCCCCCGCGCGCGGTTCCAGCAATAGGTCGGGATTGCTCAGCAACGGCACGCCAATATCCTTGCCGCAACGCTCATAATTGGCCCGGCCAGTGATTTGAATCGGACCGCGGCCGCGATACTTCCAGCCGTCGCCGCTGGCCACGTCGCCGTTACCCATGCGGTTGGCATAGCAATTATTGGCGATTGCCTGGGGCCGGCGGTGTAGCAATAGGGCCAATTGGTTTGGCTTGCCGGTCGCCTTGTCGCGGTAACGAGCTGGCCAGGTTGAGGCCAGGCCGTCAGCGCTATAATTCAAATTTTCCTCAAGCCTGGAAAGCCGCGCGCTTTCGTGCGCGACCTGGGCCAAAAATGTTGCCTGCTCGTTAATGGTCGTTATGCCAAACCTGGCCATTGCTTCCAGGATATGCGGCAACCACTTTGCGGCGCGCTCCGGCGTGCAACCGATTGCGGCGGCTAATTGTGCGGGTGCCATTCCTGCCCTCCGCGTCTAATGTGTCGCCTTTCGCATGTAAACCAAAGGATTAACCCCAAAATAAATATTGAGCCAAAAACCATGTAAATGTCCGGCACCCGCTCATAAAGCGCAAACAGTCCAAAAGCCAGGTCGCCAACCATAATCAAAACTAAGCCGAGTATTAAGCCTTTTGGCGTATCGCCACTCATTTCATTGGCATGGTGTAAGCACGCCCCAAACATAACGACCGAGATTAAAAAATAAATGAAATTCATTGCTTAGCACCTCCCTTGCTATCCAGCCAACTAAATAAAATCGGTACGGCTTTTTGAGCCACAAAAGCAACCAGGAAAGCGACCAGCATTTTGCCGCCCACGTTTGCACCGTTTAAAGTTTCAACCAGCCACGGCGCAAAGTGCTTGGCCGTGTCCAGTAAAATGTTGGTTGATAACTGCGAAAGGACCACGCCCAAAGCCGTGGAGCCAAAAATACTTAAAAGCATTTGACGCACCGCCATGCGCGCAAGCCAAATGTGTGCGATTGAGCCACCGAGTAAAGCCAGGGCTATAACTACATATTCCACGCCGAAAATGGCGCCGGCAACAATCGAGGCGCTGGACGCCCCCGTTGCGGCCGCGATTGCTGTGTGTGTTGTTGGGTCCGGCATTTTTTACCTTTCTGATTTTTATTTTTTTT